TGGATCTTCTGTTGCCCAATCCATATCACCGAATGTCGCTGCTGATATAAATGCTCCTTTTAAAGTCCATTCTTCTACTTTATCACCTACTGGTCCTAATGTATTAAATGTTAAATCCTTTTTATAAAAGTCACTATATCCATCTCTACCTGTTACAGATTCATGATGTAAACGTACCCATTCCATTACTGCCTGTGCACCTGATGGTACAACTGGATCATATAATGTAACTGTTACATCTTGCCATCTAGATTTTCCTTTCAACTTTCTTTCCACGTTGATATGATCTAATATAACCTCACCTTGATCAATTGATGGTCGACTAGCTGCCTTAATAAGGTATGCTGGTATTCCTTCTATGTACATGATGAACCTATTGGCCATCTTCGGCTCATACGCCGTATAAAAAATTTCGGTTGGGTCAAGTAATTCTGCCATCTTTTTTACTCCTCTTTAATATAAATATCTATTTTTTTACTTTTTATTCAGGAAAAGCAGCACCTGTTGGTAAAACATTGAAATCAATTATAATGAACTCAGCAGTCTTAGCTGGTTGAAGGAATATTTGTCCTCTCATTTCATTTCTATCAATTACATCTGGTGTATTATTTGTTTCATCCATTACCACTTTAAATGCATATAAACCTTGTCTTTGTTGTACACTTTCAAAATATGGATTAACTATACTTAAGAATCTATTCCTAGTTGCTGCTGTATTATTTTCAAATACTAAGAATCTTGTTGTACTTGCAATAAATTTCTTAGCTGCTATTAATAATCTTCTTACATTTACTCTATCTAATGCAGATGCCTTTTTCTGTAATGTCTTTTGTCCAAATACTGTTACTCCTGCATTTGGAAAAGTTGCAATTGGATTAACATTTGAATCATATAAAGTATCTCTATTAGCATGAGTCAATTTTCTTTCTGCTTGAACTGCAATATCAATTCCCCCTCTATTCAAACCTGCTGGTGCAAACCATGGAGCAGAAACTCTATCATTAAATGCATATACACTAGGTATACATACTGATGGTGGAACCCATACATTCTTTCCTAAATCAGCATCTGGTATTTTCACCCATGGCCAATAAACTGCTGCATAATTTGAATCTCTTGCATCTGCTTTTGCAGTTGCTTGTGATATTGATGAAGCATATTCGGTTGGATCTATAATTAAGAAACAATCACCTCTATTTTCTACCATATTTAATGCTTTTGTTACTACGGTAGCATGATTTGTAAAATTATCAAATAATCCAGGTAATGTTAATAAATTAATATCATATTCATCTTGATTCTTTAATAAATTAATTGCATCTGTATAAGCATCTAATCCAGTAGTTGCACCACTTAAGTTAAATCCTTGCGTATTTTCATCTATAATTTCATCATAGAATTTTCTTGGATGTGTAATACTTCCATCAGATCCATTTGCAAATGATCCTGATCCTGTTATTGGTAATGATCCTGACAATGATCCTAATCTTATATTTCCATTTTCATCCAAATAATTCAATGTTAATGCTGTTTCTTTAACTCTTACATATCTAGATCGATTTGCATAAGAACCAGTCATTTGAAGGAATGGATCAGATGTTGCTCCATCTCTTAATGTTTGTTTCTGGTCTCCTATCACTCTAGTAATAAAGTTTGGTGAATTAGGATCTAACGTCAAATTACTAAATTGTTCAAGTATCATTTTTCTATTAGAAGTATCATTTCCTCTTCTAATTAATAAATCAAATGTACCTTTTGAATTGTTCTTTCTACTAACTTCCCATCTTAAATTATTTATAGAACCTGATCTCAATAAGTTATTTGCTGCTTCTGGTCCTACACTATTTTGATCTTCACCATCTGCCAATGTTTCTAATGTAAATGCATTTGCCTTTGCTTCTGTATTTGAACCACCACCAAATGTTGTAAATACTGTATCAGCAATTGCATTTCCATCACCTGTATTTTTAGATATTAATGCATTACTAAATGTTGTTCCAGAACCTGTATCAACTGAAATAGTATTGGCCCATGTTCCTGCTGCCGATGCTGATAAAAATATTGCACTTCTATTTAATGGCGACTTTGAACCGGATGCTGTAACAGACTGTCCTGCCAATATTGTTCCATTTGCAACACCTACTGAAAATGCAGCATTAATTTTAACTGCTAATTGCGCTGGTGTTTCTGCTGATGCTGCTCCACCAGTTAGTTTTGAACCTGTTGCATAATAAAATACACCACCATTTTGTCCACCGTTACTAGCACTTATATCCATTGGAATTCCTCCATATGGATCAGCTGTTATAAATCTATGTTCTACACCATTTATTGTAATTTGGAATTCATCATCTGGTCTATTACCAAATGTATCTGTTGTTCCTCCTACCGAATGACTTACTAATGCAAATGCTCCAGATGCATATGTTGCTCCTGTTGAAGTACTTGATGATACTGTTGAATTAGCTGGACCATATCCAGATGCTAAAATTCTTACTACAGTCAATGTATCCGAATATTTTAAATATTCTTGTGCTGC